GGCACTAGTCACGAGCATGCGTACGCGGCAGCGTTGCGCTCTCTGGGTTATGCTCACGTAATCTCGAAAGCGCGGCCCCGAGCTTGTTACCTGCTCGCGGGTGAGTCCAACACAAGGCTGCGGTGCCTCCAACTGCAGCCACCCGTACCCACTCCAAGCCAGTTCCCCGTACATCATCAGATCCCCAACATTGACATTCGTGATGCGTTGCGCGTTGAGCGCGCCGCAACCAACGTCCGCTCTGGTAGCGCGTTGGGCACCACATGCCATTGTGAGTTGTCGGTTTGCCCTCATTTTGCTGCTCGGTATCAGGCCGTCAGCGATGCCTTTGCCGATGATGATGACTGGCCTGTCCCATTCGTGCTGATCCTCTGCGATGTGTACGCCGTTTCGCCAGCGGCCGTTCGTGATTTTTACCTTGATTTCGAGCGGTTTTTGGTGCAGCGCGGACACACGCCCCAAGAGGTGTACAGCTGTATGGCTGCCTCGGTGACGTACCGTATGGGTCACAGGTGGCACTACAGTGGCACGTTGTTCCGGGGTGAGTACACGTACCAAAGAATGCCAGATGGCAGTGTCCATGCCCGAGTCGAGGGCAATGGAGATGTTGACTATCGCGACAGCATCGGAGATGACTGGTTCACCACAGAGCCGGCCTTCGGTGGGTTGGCGTGGCAGGTGGATCGCATCATGGGTGACCTGGTGATCCACAGGGCGGTTTGGTGTCGCGAACGCGAAATCAAGCCTGTTGCTGCCACGGCTAACACTGCTCGCGAGCTCGCGCGTGACTTCGCGCGCACAGGTCTGAAAGGGCGGCTGTATCTGCCGCTCGCTGACTATGTGTACTGTCGGCGCTTGGACGGTTTTGGCGACCTCCCTGTGCCGCGAGCACTCGTGGAGCATCTGCGCTCTCTTGCGATGGGATGTGTGCGTGACAACCGTATTCGTACGGCTTTGTATGCGCGTGCAAACCTGATCATGGAGGGGCGATTTCCGCGTTGTGAAGTCGACGTACCGCCGTCTTTGAGACCAACGATCGTTGAGCTTGCCGTTGGCGAAGTCTTTAACTTTCCCGCCCCTGGGGAGATTGAGACCCGCGATGTTGAGCTCATGCGTACCCGCGTCCGTACGGAGTACAACAACCAAGTGCAACTTGTGGATCCTATTGATCACAGCTCGCGGTTCCTCGCGATTGTTGCGGTGTTGTTGGCCATCATTAAGTTCTCACCCGCGTTGTACCGGCACGTGGGGCCCGTCTGGACTCTCTTTCTGACGGGCATTAGATACGCGATGATGGGGCTCTACGTGATGTTGCTCCTGCTTGCTGGCACCATGTGGGCCGGTAGCGATCGTACCCGACTGCGACTTGTTCAGCGCGGCATTCCAACTGGCCGGAGCCATTGGTTTATGTTGTTGTTGATCATGTTTGCACCGTTGGCTTTTGGTCAAGTGCAGAACCCAACCGTGCGGCTCACTACCGACACGTGCTTACCAGAATATGAGACCATAACACCGTTTTACGCATATCATCAGGGCGATTTTGGACACTTGGAGTTGCCACCCTTGGACGATGGTAAGCGTGAACCGGCTGGCTCGTATGCAGCCCGAGGACTCCCGGCTCTTGCTGATAGCAAGCCGGCTGAGGTTTCGGTCGACCGCTGCGAGTGTCAATGCAACCGTGAAGCTATCGGCGCCTGGCTGTTTGGTGGGTACTCAAAGTCCTGCCCCGTGACAGTACCCGCAGCCTGCTGGTGTTCCTTGTATACCAGTGTGCGCAGCCGAGTTACACGTAAAACTATTGGCACTAGTATGGAAGCCTGGGCGCAACCCGCCAAACGTTTCCTACATTTGGTTCGAGAGAAGGTGGACGACCTTGATACGTTCGTTCAAGCAACCAATTTCGAACAATGGCTGCAGCGGGAAGGATATAGTACCGCTGTCCGTGATCAGCTTCGAGCCGCACGGGAATCACTTGGAACGCATGCATTGGACGCACGTGACATGGTGAGCAAGCTATTTCCCAAAGTAGAGAAATTCGTCAAGCAGGAAGTGCCTGGTGTGCTTATGGAGTATGCCCCTAGAGCGATTCAAGGTATGACCGACAGGTTACAAGTTACTGTTGGCCCCTGGTTTCACGCTGCTTCTAAGCGCATGGGTTCAATTTTTAGTGGCCACGAGCCTATTCTCTATGGGCCAGGCAAAACAGCTGAAGATATTGGCAGTTGGTTTGCGCACTGGCATTCTCAGTTTCCCTACATCCTGGAAATTGATGCTGTCAAGCTTGACCTGCACCTTAAAGAGGCGGCTCTTGACACGCAAGTTGAGATATATCGCGGATTGGGATGCCCACCCAAGGTCTTGTCTGCGAAAATCATGGAGAATCTGCAAGTCCGTGGAGTTTCAGTGAAAGGCGTCAACTTCTGTGTGCGCGCTGTCAAACGTTCGGGAGACAGCGACACCACATTCGGCAACACGTGCTCCTGCGCCTGTTGCTGGATTGCAGCGCTGGAAAGCATTGGTCTTGTGCTTGGCCAAGACTTTGCGCTGGCAGTTATGGGCGACGACGTAGTGGTGCTTGTGCGCGTACTTCCCAACACGCAAGCGTTGTTGGATTTTGTGCGCAGCATGGGCATTGAATCTGAAATGTCACTGCACACACATGTGGCTAATTGCACATTCCTGAGTGCTTTGTTTTACCCGTCTCAAGATGGAATTGTGTTGGCACCGATGATTGGTCGTGTGTTGGCACGGCTCGGCTGGGCAACCCACTCGCAAGGAATGGAGCGATGGGGCGCCAATAAGTGGGGGCGCTATATGTATAGCGTAGCACGTGGTCTGCAAAAGACAGTTGCACACGTGCCGGTTATGTCCGTCTACATCGACCACTTGCTTAAGCTGGGCATTGAGAACGAGGAGCGCACCAAGGCGTTCGAGCACAAGGTAATGGCGAGTCAAGCACACGCGCTTGACGCGGCGGTCTATGAGTTCATTGAGCAGAGATATGGGCTCGGACCGCTCGCAATTGACCAAATGGAGGAAGAGATCCGTAGCATTCGTAGCTTTCCGCATGCTTGGCAGCACCCTGGCTTCCAAGTCATGATTGAGCGCGACTGCCTGTGAGCACGGGTCTCCTCAACGGCTACTACGCGGGGGGGTATAACAAATACCGCGAAAGGGTGTAGCGACCCTTGCCTTAGGAGCTACGTACTGAAATGTACGGGGCAATGAAAAATTTGACATGGACGGTAAGGAAAGCCAAACTTTGAAGTCTGTCGTGAATCATCTTCTCGGACATCCAAAGGCATATGACATTGGTGAAGCAGCATACAAAACGCTCCAACAATACGCGAGTGCAGAACGCGTCGAGGCGAAAGCAATCAAAGCTGCAGAACAAAGCGTTGCGCACGAGGCGAACACCAAAGCCCGTGAATCGGTTCTGCGGGGTAACCATGCAGTGAGTGTGCCACTCGCTGCACCGGTTGCGGCCCAGTCTCGCATTGTCATGAAGGATGTGAAGGTGACCCACGGTGCTGAAGGCAAGGTGATTGTCTCCGGCACCGAGCTGATAGCGGAAACGCTATTGGGCGGCAGTACGTTCGATATTGCTTACGCAGCTACTATTCAGCCTGGGCTGACTAGTTTTCTGCCGAAAGCGAGTGCGTTTGCCACAAGATTTCAGGAATACCGCTTCCGCAAACTCAGTTTCCATATGGCCACAGAAGGCGCCACCAGCAACACGGGGTCCATCTTGATGGGCGTCAGCACCGACGTCAATCGAGAGAAACCAAGCTCCAAAGCTGATTTGATGGCGTTCGAGAACTCGACGCGAGGCCCGCCTTGGGCGGACTTGCGTTGCGAACTCGCAAAGGCACAGCTGGGTAAGTGGAAGAAAGTCAGATACGGACCGCTGAACAATGACTTTGGACCAGGAGTCATTCCATCGGCGGATGCTTTGGCCCGTGAGCCGACGTTTGTCGTGGACTACAACAACTATGATTCCGGTGTGTTGTTTGTTGGTCGCGCGAACATTGGCACTACGGTAGCATACGAGCTCTATGCAACCTATGAGCTTGAATTCCGTTTGCCGACACTTGTTGCGTCTTTGATTCCATCGGCTGTCATTAACTCGCCCGGGGCGGGAAATGGCGGCTCCATTTTCGGTGTCGCGAACCACGAAAACACCAAGAATGGACTGATTTACATCGAGAATCAGTATGCAAGTACCAACTTGGAGATCGGTAATCTGGTGCCGGGTAGGCATTATCTGTACGTCGTGTACATGCAGGCTAGTTTCATGGCCACGTTGACATCCACTATGAGTTATGCAACGTTGTCCACATATGCCACGACTGTTACAGGCACTGAAATCATTCAGATCGGATCGTTTCTCGCACTGGCACCGACTGTGGGATTGACGGTCAACTCGCTCGCGACGGGGATTACTACAGCACTTTGCCAGGTGTCTGGAGTTGTAACCAACCCGTGGATTTGAGAAATTACTCATTGCTTACAATTAAAATAAAA